CAAACCGATTGCTAAGGTTCGAAGAGCATCTGCTCCATGTGAACTCCAATCGTGATTTACAGAAATTTTATATACTCTGTCCTTATCGTTATATTTTCTGTGATAATGCCTAAGAGCATTTATTAATTTAGAGCAGTTATCTATGTTTATATAACATCTCTCTAAAATCATTTTTACAGAGTGGATGCCATCTTCTAGTGCAACTTTTGGTGCTACTCTAAATCTGATCCCCATCTGGTATGCAACCTCTCTTCTTGTTTTTCCTGTAACAAAATCTGTTACCTCGATGTCGTGTGGTGCATAATGGTTTTCATACACATAATCTTTTTCTTTTAAGATTTGTGCATAGTGTGGAAACGCTTGATTATTATTTTCGTAATAATCTACAATGTGTATTGCGTGTCCGATCTGCTGAAAAAATATTATAGAGGTACTATCGCTATAGCCTATGTCCCAAGCAGTATTAACAGCATAAGCAGGATCAAACGGAATAGATGCTATTTGTTTTTTATCCTCTAGCTTAGCAATAAGATCACCATAAATAGAGCCTTTAATATTGCCAATAAAAGAGCATTCAAACTCCTGGTTATATTTAGCAACCCCCATAACAGATAAGGCGGATTGCAACTCTTCTTTATCGACTATCTTTGTATCGCTAGCTTTTGCTTTATATAAAAACCAATTCTTATTGCTTTGTGCTTTTTGGTAATAATCATAAAACAGATTATTCATTCCTGCTGGTGTACCAACTAGGATCATAAAACCTTTGCGGTCCGACAATGCAGGAGTAATAACTTCATCAATTAATGCAGCCTGGATTTGTGCAGCCTCATCTATGATGCAGCCATCTAAATAAATACCTCTAATGCTATCAGGATTTTCAGATGACAATAAAGTTATTCTTGCACCATTTAATAAATCACATCGTAGCTCGGTCTCGTTATATTTTGTGCCAGGTATTTTTTCTGTAAAAAATTTTAGATAGTCCCAAGCTATCTTCTTTGCCTGGCTGTATGTTGGAGCTATATAAGCATAACGCGGCTGATGGTTCTTATTCATCATCGCGCTTTTAATTAATTGATTAATACAAAGAACTGTTTTGCCGAACCTTCTATGACAACATAAAACAGCATACCTATACTTTGTAAGCTCATTATGAATATAGGCTTGTTGTTTTCTAGGTGTGTACGGTATGACTATTTTCATTTAATGAATGCTTGGCATTTTTCTAAAGTCCACATAGTGCATTTTTATTTTAGCAAAAACAAAATCTGCAAATTCTTTTAGATCATCCTCGTTTTCGAAACCTGAAAAATTTATGACGAGATCATTAGTCTGTGTTGAGAAAGTTATTGCTTGAACATTCCTATATTTATCTAAAACTTTAAATGTCATTGGTTGTTTATGTTTGTCTTTGATTGATCGGTAATTTATCGCAATAAGACCGCGCCGCCGATTTTGAGGTGTAGTGCCTTACAAAATTACGATTTTACGCCACAAAAAAACTGATATTGGATTACTAGCAGGCTAGCCAGGCTGACAATGCTTGTTTATTTTATAACTTGGTACAAGCCTGGTACAAAGATTATCCAAACCTCATGTCGCGCGCGGAACTATGTTTCTGCCTGCACACTACCGAACTTTATCACCGTCCAGGATCAACACTCACATCAATAACATTTGTGTTCGTGTTCACCTCTGGCATATTCCATGTAACTTCTATCTTCGTGTCTGTTTTAATTTCTTGTTTATCACCGTAGATACTAATTAGCTTACTCGCTAACCATCTGCACATCTGTAACTTCTCACGCAGTATCTGTATGTTCCTGTTGTCTGCTGTGTCTAACTCTTCAATGCACTTGTCGATGTATGTTTGCGCACCAATCTGTCTTGCTGTTTTAATTTTATCTGCGAATGATTTATCTGTTGCAATCCATTTATAAACTTTTGATAAACTTGGCATAGCATCAGCTTTGCAAATCTTGGTTAAAGGTGTTCCGTGCATCAACTGTGTTACGATGCTGTTCTCTAGTTCTGATGTCAGTTGCAATTCGTTCATAGTCTTTTAATTTTAGATTGCGTAATAATTTTATCTTACCTTCTGTAGTCTTTGCAGACTTAGGACCTGTAGAATAACCACCATGAACACGGCAACGAATATTGCCGTTCTTACAGAGTATGCCAGGAGCTTTGCAAGGTAGTTTATTTTGTTTATTAACTGTTTGGCAGTTTAATCTTATCTTCATACTGACTGGCAAAAAATAAAAAAGAGAAAAAAAAAAGAGCAGTATAAATATAACTGCATCTGCCGTAACAGACCTGTATTGTACTGATCTGCGCCGATCAGCTTAATTATACTGCTGATTATAAAATTGTCAAAGGCTAAGATTATAACTTTTTTTATGATGTTTGTATAAAATGTATAACTTTGTAAATCGTATCAGAATTTGTAGAGAAATTTGTCTAGTCTGTCAAATGGAAATGTAATATTTATTTTGGCTACAAGTTTTTCTAAAATATTTTGGTATCTTAATTTTAAAGTTTGTCTGTGATAGCCGAACATCTTTGCAAGCCTGGACATTGGATAACGATTTGCTCTCATCCATAGCAATTTCCTTGCAAATACTGGATCTTTATCAATATCAGATTTTATAAGTAACATAACTTCTACTGCAAAATTGTACCTGGACAATTGTTTTGGCGTGGCTTTTGCTCGTAAAGTTGACATATAAAATCCATAATCTTGCTCATCATACGAACATTCTATAATCTTATACATAGCTGGCACTCTGTTATTGTTTGGCTTTGCAATAAATCGTTCCGTAAATACAGCGTCCTCCAGCAAAATACGGACCTGTAACTCTGTAAATAAATTTTTATATAGTATTTGTTCGTCTAAGTTTCTCATCACGATATACCCACCTGTATTTGACATCTTCTGCGGTGATTTTATCAAAATCTTCATCAGGCATATCTCGTAAATGTTCAGCAAGCTGCCATTGATCCAGATCTTGAAATAAATATTTTTTATCAACCTTTGGAAATAAATTATTTTCAATCTCTTTTTTTAAGTTTTTAAATCCTGTGTCTGATTTTACGAGGTTAAAACCTACATCTTCTAATAATGATTTATAGTATGGCATATTGTATTTTATGTATTTACCGTTCCAAATGGCCTCAATTAATTTTTTATTGTCAATTTCAACTGTTGAAAAATAATTAAGGTGGTCGCGGACCTGCTGAAATGAAATACCAAAAAAGCCTGCAATATCTGGAAATTTTATGTATGCCTGTAATTTTCTCATACTAAATTGTTCACATAAAAATTGATAAACTCTATATTGTTCATCATTTAATTTTTTATTAGTAATCAAATGACTACTACTAATATAAAATTTTCTCGTATTCATGTTTTCTTGTTAATGTTTGATTATAAACTGTTTGTTTGTTTAATCTTTTTTTTAAATATTCTTTTGCATTACAAACTGGTATATGATTTTGCACCTTACGCTCTAAATATTGTAAAAATTCATCTGGTGTCAATTTAATTAAATTATTTGTAGGCTCTGGATATTTTTTTTTTATATTAAATTCTACAATTGATCTCTCTTTGCTTTTTTCATTAACTGTGTAAAAAACTAAAAAGTACGGTATGTTTAATGCTGTTGCTATTTCTATATAAGGTCTTTGCAACCACTCTGATTTTTCTCTAAATTGACCGTCAACATTATAGATTGTATCACAAATTAACAATGATTTTGCACAACCAGGACATATTGATAAATGGTCGATGTCCGTAAGAGCTACTAAATCATGCTGTTTTCTGTGCCAAATACTAACAGGCGTGCGTATTACGCTATAAATCTCATCTCTTGGCATATTTATCGTATTTTCACTATTAAGTTGCAATTATAATTTTCGTTTTTTTTGTCAATAATTTTTTTTTATAAATATATGGACAATCTTTGCGAATAACACTAGCCATACCAAAACATAAGTATTTATGAATAAGTCTAATATAATTTTAGAAAATAGAATTTTAGATCCACTCGAAGAAGTAGGCAACAGATTACCAACCTTTGCTGCTAAATTAAAATTAACACACCACTCACCTACTCAAACTTTGATGAGTGATGGTCCTTACATTTATAAATATATTTTTTGCGATCAAGCAAAGCGTAGAACCTTTGATGGTAATGCACAGATGGCAGCTGGAGTTGCAGTTAACAATGCTCTTCAATGGCACTATGCTGATTTACTTTGGAAATTAAATACTAAAAACAAATTAGAATTATCGGCCCACATAAAATTAAAAAAAGATTTTGCTGTTAAAAAAGCAATCGAGGAATTTCAATTGTATAAACCTGTTAATGATAAAGACCAATTAAAAAAAGATCAGTATCTTAACAGCATTCCAAATACAATCGATATGGCTTTCCAAGCAATTGGAAAATTAGGCGTTGCGGAACTTATGCCTACTATCTGCGAAAATCATGTCACCATTAAAGGTGGTGTTTGTTCTCTCTTTCTTGACATCATAGGTCGATCTGATTTTGAATTTGGTTCGTTTGGTATCAAGTCTTTTCCTTTAGGTTTTGTTCATACAAATCCTAATCCTAAAGGTAATTTTCTTCTTGAACTAAAAACCGTATGGAGCAGAGTAGGCAAACAAAAAAAAGATGGAAGTTATTCGTTTGTCATGTCGAAAGCTCCAACCGCAGCGCCTTCTATAAATCATCTCATACAAGTTTCATTTTATGCAGCAGCTTATGATTATAAAGTACCAGTAAAAATTCTTTATGTTTCAGAGCAAGATTATTCTGTGTTTGATGAAAACAACTGTAAAGATCTTAAACCAGATGGATTGAAAAAAAACTTTCAATACATTGTTAATGCAGCAAAGCGAAGAGAGAGATTGTTTGTGCGGTACCAAGATCTGACAACAGATGAAATTAAGAAAAATATAATACAAGATGTTGATCCAATGTTCGATCATCCATTTTATTGGAATATTGGTGACACATTTGTTGAAGAGGCAAAAAGGTTGTGGAATGTATAAATATAAATCAACAAACATGAAAACTATGAAAAACACATATAAGCCAAAAAAAATAAAAGGTTTTCCTGATTACACAGGTGATGGAAAAATAACTTATAA